GCAAAATTTGTTGCGACTTGTTTAAATGGTTTAAATGACATGTATAAATAATCCTTAGTTAGTAATATTTATATAGGTAATAAGAGTGATATGAGAAAGAGTTATAAAGGTTTATATAGACCAACCAATCCAAAGAAATATGTCGGCAATACCAATCAAATAGTGTATCGTTCACTATTAGAAAGACGGTTCATGCGTTATTGTGATTTAAACAAAGATATTACGCATTGGGCAAGTGAAGAATTGCCTGTTAGATATTATAGCCCGCTAGACAAAAAATATCACCGATACTTTCCTGACTTTGTTGTAAAGACTGTGAATGGTGATAAGTACATGATTGAGATAAAACCCTCCCGGCAAGCAGTGAAACCCAAACCGCCAAAAGCAAATAAATCAAAAAGATATATGCGTGAGTCATTTGAGTATATTAAAAATCAGGCCAAATGGTCTGCCGCTAGACAATACTGTGAAGATAAGGGTATGCAATTTAAGATTATTACCGAGAAAGACCTTGGTCAATACTAGGCACCACCGTAGGCTTCTCTATCAAAATATGAATCACTACCTGTTGTCAATGAACCTGTGTATGTTTCATTTTTGTTATTATTAGTATTGTTATTTTGTTTAGTAGAGTTATCAATATATGTTACTGATTGGTCCTCACCTTTTTTACCATACCTATTAAGTGTTTCAGTTTTGTAAGTTGTTTCAGTTGTATCGCCCTCGACATTTGTTACACTAGATTTTACAATCTCTTCGCCACCTTTTACATCACCACCTGTACCAGCACTATCACTACCTGAATTCATAATCTCATCATAAACTCTTTTGTATGCCTCTGTTGGTGATTCACCACCTGGAAAACCTGCCTTGACAAAGGCTGCACTAGCAGCTACGATTGCCTTGGCTCTCTTACCAAAATCCATAACACTTGCTTTAATATTGGCATACTTTTCTTTTATGCCGTCTAAATTAAACAAGTCTGTAAAAAATTCTATTGCTTTTGTTACTACACCTTTTTGACCTGTTGCCGAGTCACCAAATAAGAAACCTTTTATTGTAAATGGATTTTCGGGGTCACCTAGATTAAATATGTCTTGTACAAAGGCAATTGCCATGTCAACTGGTTTTGTAACAAGTGTAAATAAGAAGTCTGCTGTACCACCAACTAGGTTTTTAAGACCTTTTGTAATTCTTTCTAAATCTAATGAGAATATACCAGTTACAAAGTCAACAAGACCACCTACTGCCGTACTAAAACTAGCAGTAATATCATTACCAAAATCTGTAATGATTGTTGCTAAATGTTCAAAACCTAACTTCTCTAACATCCAACCTATTGCGTCTGTCACCAATCTAACAAGACCACCAATAAATCCATCTACGATACCTGTAACTGCACCTCTGATACCGTCAAGAATACTACCCTCTTTCTCAAACTCATCCATGAAACCTTGGTAACCATCAAATATTCCCATGATGATTGTAATAGGCAAGAATAGTTTACCAATCACATTACCTATTGCTTTCAATGGTGTAAACAATTTACTTAATGCACCTTTAGCAGCACCACCGCCACCAGCAGGACCAGCACCAGCGACACCAAATATTGCACCAAAGGCTGCCTTCATAGGTGTAATTATACCATTGATACCTGATTGAATACCTTTTAATGAAGTAACTGCTAATGAATATCCTTTTGAATTCTTAATAAATTTTACAAAATCCAAATCATCAATATATTTTGCAAGACCTGTAAATGCTGGCATTTTTATTGCTTTAAATTTATTACTCGCCGCTAACTTTAATTCGTCTAATCTTAAAAAGAAATTTGATTTAAATAATTTTAAACTGTCTGTTGCATTGTCTATGAATTTTGCACCTAGACCAAGTGTACCAATTTTAGTAACACCACTTGCAAAGGTGGCCATTCCCTTGATACCTTTTAACTGACCAGGTAATCTAATCAAGTCTTCGAACATAGTACCTCTGGCAAATGCAGCCAAAGCTGTCAAGGCAGCCGCAGCTGCCAATACACCAGGTATACCTTTAGATTCTTTTAGTTCTCCAATATCACCTTTCATACCACCAGTTGGACCTGTTGGCACTTCTTGTTTATTTTCTCTTGATTGGTCTCTTAATCGAGCGGCTTGTTCTTTATCAAAGATAAACATTGCCTTGAAAATGCTAAGCATACTCTCTGTATTCTTTTCATTCTCTCTACCGATAGACCTTAAATCTTCTAATAAAGGTATTGATTGTGAAGCACCGCCGTCACCACCCATAGCTGCTTGTCCACCTTTTAACGCTGAACCTACGGCCATCTGAGCTGACTGAACAGCTGATAGCATTGCGCCTTTAGTTTTACCCTTATTATCTGCCATTATTTTTTACTCTTACTTGTACCTGTGTATAGACCAAACCAGGCAGCGCCAGCACCAACAACGATACTGATTAACCCACTCTGTTCCATAGTTGGAGCCGCCAAGTTCATATACCATATTACACATTTGTATAATAGAATAATATAAACTGTTAAGAACAATCTTGGAAATATTCTCCAAGCGTCAACAGCTCTTGCCATGTCAATTAGACCTTGATATTTATTTTTACTAGAGTCAACTGTTGAAGTGTCAATCTCTAATTCTAAATTTACTTTTTTTGTTTCTGTACTCATTTTCCTTTTTGTGCCCTCTCCCTAGCCTTTTCGTTTTCTTCTTTTATATGGGTTATTAATAGGTCCATATAAATTTCCCTCTCCCACGGTATCATGTTTTCTAGTTCACTTAAAGAATATTTATGGTGTTGCATTAATGCAAAGTTCACCTGAAAATAATTCTCTAGGTTATCATGTGAGAGGGCTATCCGAAAAAACTTTGTAGCCCACTTAGCATAATTTTACTAGTCACATTGGTTTTTGGATTTGTTACCTCAACCTCATGTTGTAATCGTGGCATAGTATTGAAGAAATCTTGAATTTTTACAAACACATCTGTTGATAATGATTCTAAAAATGTTTGCATTTCTTCTTTTGTATAATCACTTGCTTTATGTACAGTTTCACCTTCATAAATTTCGTAAACAACATTTCCAATCACATCAAATAACTGTTGTGTCTTCAATGTCTTTGCGTCTTGTGTAGGGTCAAAAGTATCAATAGTAGGATATGCTAATCTCATTTTGATTTTATCATTTACTACTATTTCATTTGTGTGCTTGTCATCAACTTGCACCTCAACTTTTGATAAATCTAACTCAACATTTCCGTAAGTTTCATTATCATCAGGACAAAGTAACTTTAATTTAGCAACCTCACCTACTGATTTAGCTCGAACATTTAAAAAGATAAACTCTAAATCAAATGTTGGTAATACATCTACATTAATACTTCCAAATGTACATGCGTGAACAATCTCTTTTAATGCCTTGGTAATCTCGCCAGCGTTATCGGACTCCATGGCTAGTAACAAAATCTTTTCTTCTTTTACAAGAAAAGGTCTGTACTTGACTTGTACATCACTTGATGGTAATGTCAACTCATATGTCGCTGTTTCTAATATAGGCAAAGCCATAATATTATCTCCTTGTTAATTATAAAAATGGTGGAAACACTCTTCCACCAGTAACTCTACCAATTGGTAGATTTCTTTTAGCTGTTTGTAGTACATCTCTACCTGCTCGTCTGATTTCAGGCGGCAGTCTATTTAGTATACCACCAAATAAACCAAAATCTTTTCCTGCTTTGATTGTCGGTACATCACCAAATGATGAACCTACACTTGCACCATTAATCTGGTCAATAGTTAAATTCTTCCAAGTTCTAAAGTTTAGTGTGATAGGAATATTTACCTGTGTGTTCGTAGCACCGTAACTGTAATCGTATGAACCAATAGTTTGTGGATACACTTCATACAATCTAACTCCATATACAACTCTATCTCTGTCTTGTTCAGCACTAAATGAACCTAACTGTAATATGTCTATAGAACCAACATAGTTATCATAATAATCCATGTGGTGTGTGTTAATGTCCATAATTTTCTTTTGCCAGTTTTCAAAGAATGCTCTCTGTCTTAAAAACTTATCACCATAAAAACTTGCTTCGATAGAACCACTAAATTTATATGCATATGGCATAAGTCTACCAGGACCGTATTGTCTATTCTCTGCTGTAGCAATATCTCTACTTGGCATGGTAATGTTTTGACACATCATACCAACATTTCTTTTTAATTCATTACTCTCTAATTCATTCATGTCACCATCAGCAGCTGACACATCTTGACTGTACTGATTACCAGGTCCACCATATTCTTTATTTACTTTTATTGTTGCTGGTGGTTGTATCACAACCAAATATCTTGTTGGTCTAGCAAGGCCTTCACCTTGATTTACTTGTGCTATAAATCTATTGATAGTTGTTTCAGGATTACCACCTGGTTTTCTCTGTAATCTACTATCACCACCGACATTATCAAGTGACCTATCTCTAGGAAAACCTATTCTAATATCTTGACCAAATATTCTTGTACCGCCTCGTAAAATTGCCATTACACACTATGCCTTTTTCTATTTTTTAAATGAGCTGCCTCTACATCATCTTTACTTTGACCATAATATTCGACAGCGTGCCCTTTTTGACACATCAAACTATTGACCGATTTACCGTCTAAAAATACATCACCAAGTATTCTA